CTCATGGGTGTTCAGAACGGTGTTATCGACCTGCGAACTGGTGAGCTGATTAAGGGTCGTCCTGACCTGCACATCACCAAACGTGCTCCTGTTTCGTACACTCCGGGCATGAAGAACGTTCGCTGGGAGCAGTTTGTTGACTACGCAACTGGTGGAGATAAAGAACTTCAGGCGTGGATTCAGCTTGCGGCTGGTTACACCCTCACGGGTCTTAACACACAAGACGTGATGTTCTTGGTCTATGGTCCTCCGGGTTCTGGTAAGAACACCTTTGTTGAAGCTCTCGTTAAGGCGATGGGAACTCAGCAGTATTCGTGGCCTCTTGACTCCAGCATTCTTGCTCAGGGTGACGGTCAGGCTTCATCGACAGACCTCTACCACTGGGCTGAGCTTCGCGGTCGCCGCATGGTTTGGGTGGACGAGTTGCCAGAGTCTGAGCGCATGAAAGAGAATTCGGTCAAGAAGTTGACTGGTTCGTCTGAAATCTCGGCACGTTCGCCAGGTGAAAAGCCGTTTACATTCCAGTCTCAGGCGAAGTTGTGGGTTACCACTAACCACCGCCCGATGATTAACGATGATGCTATGTGGCGTCGTATTCGTCCGATTCCTTGGAGCAATGTTCCTGAGGTTCCAGACCCAGACTTGAAGGCTTACCTCTTTGACCCTGAGGGTGCGCTACCAGCAATCCTTGCTTGGGCGGTTGAGGGAGCAATCAAGTACCTTAACTCTGGTCAGCGTGACCCACTGGGTTGGTGTACTGCGGTTAAGGAAGCGGCTGAAATCTATCGTAAGAATGAAGACCGACTTGGCATGTTCCTCGACGAGGAGACCAAGGAAGTTGAAGGCTCGATGGTTGGCGTCAAGGCCCTCTACTCTATCTACCGACTTTGGTCGGAAGAACGTGGTGAGCGTCCGATGACTCAGATTGCGTTCCAGAGAAAGCTCTCTGACCGTGGTCTTCAGATTGAGGGTCAAGGTACTCGTGCCCAAGTGTTGGGCCGAACCATGATGCCTCGAGTTGTACCGAACGGTGAAGTCGATTGGCAGAGTGCCACTCGGTTCGCTAAATCGATATAAAACGTTGTAGCACGTTTGCCCGACCGAGGTAAAAAGTGTTATAGAATGTCAATGTGTCTTGGGAGAGAGACACTCGACAGGGAGCCAGGTTTCTTTCTTCCTTTCTTTTACTGGCTCCCTGTCACCCCATAAATACGCACTACAGGAGATGAATTGAAAATTTGTATCGCCACCCCAATGTACGGTGGAAACGCTAAAAGTGTCTACGTCGCCTGTGTCTCAGATTTGACACAGAAGCTGGCGCGGGCAGGGCACATATCCTACCAAGTCTCGATGACTAACGAGAGTCTCATTACTCGTGCACGCAATACTCTTGCTCACGAGTTCTTGAAGTCGGATGCTGACGCTCTCCTATTCATTGATGGTGACCACGGCTTCAACGTCGATGACATCATCAAGATGGTCAACTCTGGCAAGGATGTAATTGGCGCTGTCTACCCGATGAAGTCCATCAACTGGGAGAATGTCCGCAAGGCGGCTCTTGCTGGTAAGGACAACCTAGAGCTGTACTCGGGATTCTTTGCGGTAAATTTCCTACCTGAATCTCAGAGTTTTAAGGGAGACGAGCCATTCAAAGTTCGTGACATCGGTACAGGAATGCTTTTCATCCACCGACGCGCGTTTGAGCAGGTAAAGCCGCTCGTTAAAACTTACCGAAACAACGCCGCTCACGCTAACATCGAAATGGGTGAGCGAATCCACGAGTTCTTCCCGACCATGATTACTGAAGAGCCAGAAGCTGTGTTGCTTTCCGAGGACTACGCTTTCTGCCACCTCTATCGTGAGTCTGGTGGAGACGTCTACGCTGCGCCTTGGGTTCGTATCAGCCACGCTGGTGAGTACAACTTCTCTGGTAACTTCCTAGCTACCCTAGAGATTCAGCAGCAGTACGCCAACATCGATGCGCCTGTAGAGGGTGCCGAAAAGGTTAAGGGTGTCGAAGATACCGTTAGTTCTCTTCGTAACCTAGATGCTGGAGCAGATTCTTTACCGTCGTCGGATACCACTGACGACCGTTCTGAGAAGGAATAGCATCTCGATTTAGACCATCCGCAATCTTGCGGAGCGAAGCCCCCGAAGCTCGTTCAGAAATAACCCTCTGGCGAATCTCTTCGGGGGTTTTGTTCTTTGGCCCCATGTCGACTCCCCACACGATTCCACGCTTACGTCGGTCTTCGTGAACATCCTTTTGGCGGGCAGCAATGATGCCGCGCTCCATCTCGGCGAGGGCTGACATGATGGTCACAACGAAGCGACCTTGGTAGGACGACGTGTCGAGGTTTAGGTCTAACATCACAAGACGCCAACCGTTTGTGTTGGCACGGTCGATAACGCTGAGGAAGTCTTTAGTCGAACGAGCGAGGCGGTCAATACGAGTCACAAAAAGTGCTTGAGCCTCTCCTGCGTCTAGCCTTTTTAGCGCACTGGTTAGTGCTGGACGACCAGAGATGGATTTGCCAGAACGACCTTCTTCGCGAACAAACTCGAAGTCGGTGAACCCCGCCAACTCGGCTGCTTGCTTTAGTTGCCGCTCTTGGACGTCTAGGGACACACCATCGGCAACCTGAAGCTGCGTCGAAACTCGAGCGTAAAGAAGGGCTAGTCCTTCGCTCATGGCTACTCTATTGGTCCGCCCGCTGCCCAAGCGTTACAGGTGCGGGATGCGGCACACTTAAAGTCCAAAGCCTCGCAGTATCCAAGTTCAGCTTGGTCGATGGCTGCGTCTGCGTCATCAACAGAGGAGCCTCCCTGCTCGATACCCTTAGAGATGCAATCTAGCATCTCAGGTGTGCGAATGAAGAATACGCAGTTGCCACAGATTGTAGTGCGTGCCTGCTCTGGGGTTGTGTCCCAGCGGGCAGCCTTTTCTTGCCAGAACTCGTCGTTCGGCTCTTTCGGGTTTAGTGGTCCATAGCCAACGTTGTCAATGGCGTTCTGGCGATTCTTCAGGTTGAGCTGAATGTCTTGAGTGGCTGGTGGACACTCTTGTTCGTCCATAGCAGCAACCAAAGATGCAACTAGCGGGTTCATCGAAGATGCTTCACTGTGACGTGGGTGCATCTTTGGAAGAAGGTCATTGTCTGAGACATACTTAGGGTTAGTTGGCTTACCAGACCTAACTAGCTTCAAGAAAGCGTTGACGCGAGCCATCGCCCAAGAGTTGCGGTTCTGGTCTGGACGGTGTGAAGTTGAGAACGCGCCTGCGCCGCGACGATAGACCGCTTTCAACATACGAAGGTTGACTTTACGACCGTTCTTGGCCTTGGCGTTGTGGTCTTCCACCTTCTTTTCCAAAGATTTAATGATGGCGTCGGTAAACTTAATACCTTCTCCAGTAGCAGCAGAACCTTTCTTGTTCTTGTCAGAGCCTTTGATTTGTTCCTTCTTTGGTGCTGGCTTTGAACCAGCGGTCGCTGTCATCGGGGACTTATAGACCTTAGCTTTGATAGTTTTTTGACCAGCGAGAATCTTTGATGCACAGCGGTGGTGTCCGTCTACCAGTTTGAATGTGTTTCCATCTTTGTAGACTTCGACAGGTTTAACGATTTCCGTTAAATCTTTGAGGTTTGTTAAATCTAAATAATCTTGAGTCGGGGTCAAATCGGAAATTAGTAATTCCTCTTCGGTGTAGGAATCACCCATCTGTTTAATTTTATTTTTTAGTTCGTCTTGAACTAGGCTCGGTGGCTTGGGGAAAATCTCTTTTATTAATACGTCATCAAAAGAAAAATGACTTGATTTCGGCTTCTTTACTCTATCCATGTCTAAGACCTCCGCCGGGGCACCCATGCCCCCGCTAGCATTGACAGCACCATCTGGAAGCACAGCGAAACGGCAGAGTCCGCCGTCTTCAACTTCGGCAACAATAATCTGACATCCGTTAGGGGCGTTGAAGAAAACGCAGTTGCCGCACTTAACGCCAATCTTGGCGTTGTCCT